GGTGGCGTCCTTGCCGTTGACTCAGCGACAGGCGGAGAAAAGTATGTTGGCATCCGTTGCGGACTCACCGAGGAAGGCAACATCATTGCAACTGTGCAGTTCTCCACAGAGTCCCTCAAAGAAATGTGGATAAAGATTAACGAGGCAATGGAGGCAGACCCGAAATTGCGTCTAGCAATCACTCCGGCACTTGACCTTCACACTCCAGAGAAATTAGAACGGCGACGTCAAATTTTCGGCTACGCCGAGGTACTTAAATTCACGGGTCTGACGCGCTCGCTTATTCTTGAGAAACGCATCTACCACCGAGGCGAAGAATTGCTAGCAACGCATGTCAACCGCGCCGTCCTTGCCCGCGCAAATGGTCAGGTCGTGATCAGTAGTCAACGCTCGCCTGGCCCGATTGAAGCAGCACGACTCCTTGTCGTTGCAGCAGCTCTTGTTTCCCGCCCGTCAAACACGGGACGCGCAGCAATGGCATTTGGAAGGTAGTTGCATTTGCAACAAGTTTGTGGGAGACTCCAGTCGTGGCGTTCTTCTCCCGAAAAATTAAAACTGCTGAGTTTGCATCTTCGCCAATTAAAGCCGCTGCCGGTATTGGCAGAAACGGTGCCTTCCCGACGTATGGATACCTCAGCAACACATTTGAGATGGCCGCCCTTAGTCTCCCGACGGTGTCGCGGGCGAGAGACCTTCTCGCCTCGACCATCTCTGGCCTTGAGTTCCGCCAGTACGTAAAACAATGGAACGGTACTGAGTACGAAGATATTTTCGTGCCTAACGAGTCGTGGATGGAAAACCCCGATCCGAAAGTTCCGCGTCAATTCATCCTGGCTAACACGGTCACAGACCTCTGGATAATGGGTCGCGCTTTCTGGGCAATTACTTCTCGTAATGCAACCGACGGTCGTCCAATGAGTTTCCAATGGATTCCTGCCTCGCAAGTTTCAACGCCGAATCAAGAAGGCCCACAATTCTTCTCTATGCCAGAAGTAATCAAGTTCAACGGTGTTGATCTAGACCCGAACGAAGTCATCACTTTTCTTGCCCCGACTACAGGTCTTATGTTCTCGGGTCGTCGTGCGGTCAGCATCGCAACGCATCTTGACCAGTACGCAGATCGTGCAGCAACCATTGAAACTGTTCCTGGTTATCTCCAGCAAACAGCAGCGGGCGAGACAATGTCCGGCGAAGAACTCGGAGACCTTGCTTCGCAATGGGCGCAGGCTCGCAAAGAAGGCAACGTCATTGGCGCGTTAAATAATTACGTCAATTTTGTTGAATTTGACCGCGACCCGCTAGCGATTAACGCAGCGCAACGCGAATACCAAGCACTTGACCTCAGCAGAATTTGCTCTGTCCCCGCTTACCTCGTTTCGGCACCGACGCCAGGAGCGTCGATGACCTATCAAAATGCATCTCAAGCACGTCAAGACCTTTGGCTCTTCGGCGCGCAAATGTACGCCAACGCAATTACTTCACGTTTGAGCATGAACGACGTTGTCAGTCGCGGACGTTATGTCTGCTTTGACACCACCGAACTTCTAGCCGTTGCTGATATGAACAACGCCTTAGTTGAACCACCAGTACCCAATCTTCAGGAGATGCCTTCATGATTAAGTTCACCGCCGTCCCAATCACCCTTGACGCAGCTGCAGGAGTAGATGCCCCGCGCACCATTACCGGCATTGCCGTCCCCTGGGATGTTGTCGCAAACGCTTCAGGACAAAAGGTCATGTTCAAGCGCGGAGCCTTTGACTTGAATGCAAAGCCCGCGCGACTTCTTGAAAACCACGACGGACGGCCAATCGGTATGGTCACAGAACTTGTTGACATGGAAAACGGCCTTGCATTCTCTGCTTCGTTTGCACGATCTAAACAAGCCGACGACGTTGTTGAACTGATTCAAATGTCTGCATACGATTCGGTCTCAGTAGGAGCCTTCCCTAAAAAATTCAAGTACAACAACGACGGCGTCATGATTGTCTCCGCTGCTGATCTCATGGAACTCAGCGTTGTCACTAACGCAGCATTTCCCGACGCCAAGATAGAAACCATCGCTGCTTCAGAAGCCGACCCCGAGGTCGAAGAAGAAGCAATCGAACCCCAACCCGACACAAGTCTCCAGGAGGAAACAATGTCACAAGAAACCCCAGAAACAGTTGAAGCCACCGCATCGGTGCCAACAGCTCTTTTTTACTCAGCCCCACGTTCACCAATCAAAACAAACGCCGATTACCTGCACCATGCGGTAAAAGCAAAACTGAACCCACTAAGCGAATCCGCCCAATGGATTGCAGCCGCAGACGACGCAAAGTCAAAAATGATTCAGGCAGCGGACGACTCGTTCACAACCAACCCTGCGTTCTCGCCAGTTGCTTATGAGCGCAATGTCGTTCAGGTCAACATTGGTGCGCGTCCAGTTATCGACGCTTGCGGTGGTACTCGTGCCATCCCTGCGGCGGGCATGACGATTTCCATTCCAAAAATTACAACAAATAGTACGGTCGCCACCACAGCAGAAGGTGCAGCACCATCTGAGACAGGCATCGTTTCTTCGTATGTCAACGGAACAGTTGTAAAACTTGCTGGTCTCCAGCGTTGGTCAGTTGAATTGCAGGATCGTTCAGATCCGTCGTTCGCAAGCATCATGCTTGACAACATGACCCGTTCGTACCGCAAAGCCACAGAAGTAGCAACCATTGCTGCAATTACCGCTGGTGGTACACAGGCTGCAACAACCGCAGCATCTGCAGCAGGTATCCAGTCATTCGTTTCAACAGAATCAGCAGCTGCATATTTGGCAACTGGTGACGTTGTTTCGGCATACACCGCTGGTGTCAGCCAATGGTCACTCATGCAGAACGCAGTCGACGGCAGCAACCGTCCTCTCTTCAGCGCAGGACAGCCACAGAACTCAGCCGGATCAGCCGAGGCAACAACCTTGTTTGGCAATGTTCTTGGCGTTCCGTTGTACGTTTCTTCAAACATGGTGTCAACAACCATTGACGAATCAGCGTTCCTTATCGTGCCTTCAGCAATTGAAATTTTTGAATCTTCACAACTGATGCTTGAAGTCAATGTGCCGGTATCAGGCGAAATTGAAGCAATGATTTACGGGTACTTCTGCCCGATCGTTACGATTGCTGGCGGTCTCCGTCGCTTCAACCTCACCTGATCCGCAACTAAAAGAAGACTGGACGAACAATGGCTACCTACGATCTCGCGTTCCATACGCGCCTCGATGGGTACGCCGTTCTCCAGACTTTTGTTGAAACTGGCATCCAAGTCGGAGATTCCGTGACTATTGCAGGCGCAAGTCACGGATTCTCTGCAACGGCAACCATTGTCTCAACACAAGACTTCGAGTTCATTGGAGTCTCTGACGAGGGCGACCTTCTCTTTGACTCCGATGTAATTCGTCTTTACCAGTTCCTCTATGTCAACGCAGGCACAGACTTTGCCCGCGACACCGCTACCGGCACAGTCACATTCAGCCCCAGTATCAGTTGGATCACAAACGCAATGGTTCTTGAGTTCTTGGGCATTGACGTCGCAACCGCCAACGACACCGCTTTCATTACTACCTGCGTAGCAGCTGCAAATTCGTACATCTATCGCAAGCGTCGCGAAGCGGGTTACACAGATTCGCAGTCAACGGTGCCGGACGCTGCCGTGAAATTGGGCGGGATTCTTTATGCCTCAACCCTCTATCGCGAGCGCGGAAGTGCCGATTCCTTCGCCAGTTTTGACTCAATGTCTTCAATTCCCGTTCCGTCAACAATGGGACGCATCATGGCTCTTATTGGCTGCGGAAGACCACAGGTCGCATAATGGCTGCCACAGGAATCCTCGTCGATGCAGTCAACGCAATCAAAACTGCACTCACAGCTCTTGGTCTTAAACCCGTCACAGATCCCCGAAATGCGCGCCCAATGTCCGTCATGATTGAACTCCCATCAATGACATCATGGACATACAACGTCGGCGACTTTCGGATTCCCGTCCGAGTCTTGGCAGCCCCTCCAGGCAACCAGGACTCAGGCGATTACCTCATGTCAACAGTTGACACAATCATGAACTCGTCCATCGCAGTCGTAGACGCCCGTCCAGGCAACGCGAACTACGGCGGGCAAGACATACCCACATACGACCTCACGGTGGCTATCGCCGTGCGTAGAAACTAAGGAGCCGACATGGCAACAACAACATTCCTCTCGAATGCCACCATCAACATCACGCAAGGTGCCACCACAACCGACTTGTCGGATCAAGGCAACACCTGCACAATCACAGTCGGCTACGACCCTCTCGAGTCAACCGCGTTTGGCGACACAGGTCACCGCTTTACTCAAGGCCTGCAAACAGTTGACATTTCAATTGACTTCTTTCTTTCCTACGGCGCAACCGAGGTCGAGGCAATTTTGGCATCTTGCCTTGGTACCGGCACGACCACATTGACCATTTCGCCATCTGGCACATCAGAGACAGCAACAAACCCTGAGTACGTCATTTCTAACGCAATGCTTGCATCGTTCACACCAATCAACTCAACCGTTGGATCACTTGCAACTGTCACCGCACAGTTCACAGGTGGCACCTGGGTACGAGACATCACACCGTAAACAACAAACAGAGGGAAACATGAAAATCACACTCAAAGTCACACCGAACGAAGGCGAACCATATGAAGTCACAACGAACCTATTCGTTGTCGTCGCATGGGAACGCCGAACCAAGCGTCAAGCATCATCACTTGCAAACGGTATCGGAGCAGAAGACCTTGCCTTCTTTGCATACGAATCCGCAAAACAATCAGGAGTCACCGTTCCGGCAATCTTTGACGATTACATCAAACGCATCCAAGCGGTTGACGTTGTCAGTTCCGAGGCTCCAAACCCTACCGACGCGGCACTTACCGACGCTCAGTAGCGGAAGTACTTGTCGCGACGGGATATTGGGCATTGCCAGACTTCGACATAGACGACCTCTTCACAGTTGTCGACGTGTTGAACGAACAAGAGAAAGCCTCAAGGCGTAGAAAATGACAGTCAACACTTCAATAGAAATGACAGGTCTCAAAGAGGCGATTCGTTCCCTTAACAAGATTGAACCTGGACTGCGTAAAGAGTTCGTCGCGCAAGCAACACGCATCGCACAACCCGCCATTAACGAAGCCCAACGGGGCTACCAACGCGAGTATCTTTCAGGCATGCAACGCAAATGGACACAAAATGGAAAAAAGATATTTCCATTCTCCGTTGCCAAAGCAGTCTCAGGAGTGAAGTTAAAAGTTGACGCATCTCGAGAAGCCGTCTCCCTGATCTACATCACCCAGACCAATGTCGCAGCTGCAGTATTTGAAGCGGCGGGACGCGCCAACCAAAACCGCCTCGGAGACTCCCTCGGGCAACTTCGTGCCGGTACTACTCGAGTTCTTGGGCCTGCCGTGTTTCGCAAGCGCGGAGAGATTGAACGTGAAATGCAATCAGCATCCCAAGCGGTTATTAACCGAGTCGAAAAGGAACTCAACTAATGGCACTAGCAATCCCAATTATTTCGTCATTTGACGGCGACGGAGTTTCTAAGGCAATTAAGTCTTTTCAGCAACTTGAGACAAATTCCGAAAAGGCGCAATTTGCAATCAAGAAAGCAGCCGTCCCCGCAGCTGCAGCAATTGGCGCATTGACCGTTGCCCTCGGCGATGCCGTCTCCGCAGCCATTGCAGACACCGCAGCACAAGAAAAACTTGCTGGTCAACTTGCCAGAACTACAGGAGCAACCGACGCCCAAATCAAAGCCAATGAGGACTGGATCAGTACCCAAGGCAAACTTCTCGGATACACCGATGACCAACTGCGTCCGGCACTTTCAAAACTCGCCACCCAGACCCATGACCTCACAGAAGCCCAAAAAGGCGTCTCGTTGGCTATGGACATCGCAACCGCAACTGGAAAGCCCTTAGAAGCCGTTACAACCGCCTTAGAGAAGGCTTACGGCGGAAACATGGGCGCCCTCAAGAAGTTGTCTCCTGAGATTGGCGGAATGATTAAAGGTGGCATGGATCTAGACGGCGTCATGGGCGTCCTTTCAAAAACGTTTGGTGGGGCAGCATCAGACGCAGCCGAAACTACCGCAGGCAAATTCGCCAGAATGAAAATTGCCCTCGATGAGACAAAAGAGTCAATCGGCGCGTCGCTTATGCCCGCAGTTGAAAAAGTTCTTCCCTACCTTCAAGGGATGGCAGATTGGGCGCAAAAAAACCCAGGAGTCTTCACAGTCATTGCCGGCACTATCGGCGCAGTTGCTCTTTCAATCCTTGCCGTTAACGCTGCAATGGCACTCAACCCATTTGGGCTAATAGCAGTCGGCATCGGATTACTGGTTACAGGCATTGGAATTGCTTACACCCAATTTGATGGCTTTCGCGCTCTTGTTAAAACAGTTGTCAACGGACTATCCGACTACTTTGAATTTATGGCTAACGCATGGATCAAGGTAACAAACGTCTTGATTGCAGGATTGAACCTGATTAGCCCATTTAAAGACATTCCAAAACTCGGCAGCGTATCTTTTGGTCACATCGGGCCAGATGCAGCACCGTACACAACCGCTGCGCAAGCCGACGCAGCAATGTTCGGCGGAGGAAACACCGGCAAAGTTTCCGCAGCTGCACCAACACCAATTGCCTCGGCACCGTCGGCTGGTGGTAGTTCAAATAAATGGGGAATGACCTCAACTTTCATTAGCAAAACAGGTCAAAACTACGAACCCCCATTGACGCCCTACATCAACCAGGGCGACACATCAGGTGGATACGCAACCGCTGGACTTCCCTCAATCACGGTCAACGTCGATGGTGGCGACCCCAACGCAGTCGTTCAAGCTCTTCAAGATTATGTCCGCGCTAATGGGCCAGTCCCCGTAAATACGCGAGCAATGTAATGGCAAAAATAACGTGGGGATTTCAGACATACCCAGGAGCCGTTGACCTCACCACTAGCGTCATTTCCTTTTCTAGGTTTCGTGGCAAACAGAATTACCTTGATAACTACGCCGGTCAAAACATGACCGTCACTATTCGCAATAACACCAACCAGTCAGCTTCGTGGGTTGTTGGTTCAGCCATTTACATTTATGGGCCATCAGGGCAAGACGGCCAAGTATTTTGGGTTCAAGAAGTCCAATACAACGATCAAATAGGAACAAACACCACTTCGGGAACAGGATCAGGTTCCACGGCCACAATCACTTTGCAAGATTGGATGAGTCGCGCAGGTCAAATTCAATTAACAAATTTTGCTTTAACAGAAGAATTGTCATATAAACAATTGTGGAACCAGATGACCGTTGCTTCTGGCGCATTGCCAGCCGACATGGGATGGTACAGCACCTATACAGGTTTCTTTTCTGCAACCGCAGCAACTTACACAGGCACAATCGCCAACAGAATCAATCTCAATCTTGCCGGTGAAAAAAA